TCACAGCTTTTTGTCAATGGAAATAAACGATCTAATAAATCAAACTGTTGATATAACTCAGCAACACCTTTTTTATCTATGTTAATCAAAGGAAAATATCTGTTGCCATCAACAGTGAGTTTTGTTCCGTTGTGACTTCTATGAATCGTACTTTCGGCTGCTGGAATATCAAAAATATTAACTGCAAATTTTCTCATTTCTTCGTCTGGAGGATTGCGTGTTAAGCCTGTAAAATAACAATCTATCTCGTTGTTGGCTAGTAATCGACTGCATAGATCTGTTTGCATCTTTCCAGATATTCGTTGATCTTCTATTAAACCAGTAAAATGATTTTTAAATTTAATATCGAATTCATTTTCAATAAAGTTCATTACTTTTTTTGCAATATTGATTTGATAATCCTTGCCCTGCACATCTAAACTGATGGCAACTAAAGATATGTCAGGGCGTTCTTCTTTTACATACTTGCCCAACAAATATCCGATGATAGCACTGTCGCAGCCGCCCGATAGTCGAATGCCGACATTTTTAAAATTTTCTGGCAAATTAAATTCTAAATTGCCCTGTGATGTGTTTATTATCATATTAATCCTTTATTCGTATCTACCAAAGCCCCAGAATCTTTCGTGACAATGAAAGCATTTTATTTTACAATGTTTGCTAAAATCTGTAGTAACATCTTCGCAACTCCTTGTTAACGGAAACAATGTATCCATTAGATTAAATTGCTTGTATAACTCTGCTATTTCTTGTTTATCCATATTAATCAATGGTGCATATCTGCTTGTACTGATTTTTTGACTTTTAGGCGAAGTATGGTTTCTGTCTGGAAAACCGTAAGCAACTACCATTGGTGCAAATGTCATCATGACTTCCATGGGAGGATTGTGAGTTAAACCCATGTACAAACAGTCTATAGCATTTTCTGAAAATACTTTATTAACTAATTCTACCTGTGTTTGTGTATATGTCTCTTCAGACTCTGCCATGCTGGTAAACTGTTCGCCAAATTTAATACCAAACTGTGCTTCTATAAATTTAATTATTTTATTAGAAAATTCTACTTGATAATTTTTGTCAGCGTGAGTAACTGTTATAGGAATAATAGTCAGATCGGGTCGCTCTTCTACAATGTATTTTGCCAGCATATACGCAATTAGAGCACTATCGGCGCCGCCGGAAATCTTCAAGCCAACATTCTTAAAATGCCGGGGTAAATTAAATTCAATAGTTTTATTATTAATGCAATTTACTATCACGGTTCTGTTCCTTTGATTAATTCATATAGTTCTGGAATATAATCTTCTATGCTGTGTCCGCGAATTTTATCCAGCTTTCTAGTTGCATGCCAGAACGCAGGAACGTGTTCGCTGAAGTCCTGTGCATACATGTAATCAACATATTGATCTAACAATGATACTACTTCTTTTCTACTACTGACTTTTCGTTCTTCTGCGAAATCACTGTCGTCGATTATTTTTAATAACTTGGGCTTATATGCTTCGTACTTTGCTTTAACTGCGTCTTTGGCAAACTTGGGCAACATTCGAACATTGTAAAACTTTGGTCCATGCAACGGATGCGGAGTTATCACTGGGCGCCATTCGTCGTCATTGATTCGTGGCATCTTGTTTAACAGTATCCATTCCATGAATTCTGGAAAGTGTAATACATTGAATACATTAATTGTTGCCGCAATCCAAACTTTAAAGTTACCTTCGGCTTGACTTAGCTTTAATAAGTTTTTGTGTATTGTTGCAAAGTCTGCAGGATAGCGCATGTAATGATTAATATCTCCCACACCATCTACACTTGCTCCGATATTAACTTGTTTAAAATGCTTCCATACTTCCCATGCTCTAGGAGGAATGTTTGTTAAGTTTGTGTTATACTCGACAATCATTTTCTTAGCTTGACCAGCATCTACACATTTTTGCAGAAACTCGTAGTGTCTGTCAATCATCAACGGCTCACCGCCTACAATGTATAACTTGGTGATCTGCGGAATGTTGGCATCCATTTGTGCCCAATAGTTTTCGCTTTCGTGCCAGTTGTATACGTTGACTTCAGGCTCGTATTTGTCCTTGTCGTTTAGAACTAACTTAACTTTACCGTGACTGTCTTTGTACGTGTCACTCCACAATGCTACTTGATCGTCATACCATTGGCTGCTGTCAGTGGGTCCACACATACGGCACTTTAAATTACATAAGTTACCAAAACGTAGATCATAGAATGTGCAATCTATTGCTTCAGTGTCAATGGTACCATCTGCTTGAGTCTTAGATAAAAGATCATCCCAGTCAAATCTTCCTCGTTCAACCCAAATTTCGTTTTCATATTCTAAACGGCTACGCATACCAGAATCTGTTTCAGTTTTGCATCTGACACATTCATCATGCCATTTGCCTTCCATCATGTCTTTTCTAATTTCTTTGGCCAATGGACTATTTCTTGCAGTGATAAGTTCGGAAGTTCTTGCATTTAAGACTTTGCCGTTTTCATCTTTTAAGATACCGCCAGTGGGTCCGTGCTGTGCTTGGCAGCAGATACGAATGTCGCCGTTGGCTCTTAAACTTTGACTCATCCAAGGTACTGGACACAGTGTTGCTTTATTATCTATGCTCATTTATTCGTTCCTAAAAATTCTATGTGCGGGAATACTTCCCAGTAATCGACATTTCTCAACTCATTTAACTTGAGATAATATTCTCTTGCTTTATCGTTGAGACTTTGATCTTTGATTTCTTCTGTGCGTAATGCTACAATTAAACCTTGTACTGCTTTAATTTCTCGTTTCTTATGCGGGCTTTTTGTGCATAACCAGCTGGTAGTCATAAACTCTTCTAGCTTACTGACTTCTTCTAATCTAAGTTCTAATGGCACAAGCTCATGTCTCAACCATTCTTTACCCCTAACACTGGTAACACCTAAATGGAATCTAGTATTATTAGCGGTTTCACAGTAGTTATCAAAGAATTTCATTAACTCTGTTATACCAATACAGTTCAGTGTTTGCAAACAAGTTTGCGTAACTGTTTCCCATTCACTGTGCAAGTTAGTTGAATTGTTAATACTAGTGATTACATGATCCCAATTTGTATGTGGGCGAATATATTCGTCTGCGTCTTTGTATGCATCAATGCTAAAGCGAAGCAATCCGCCTTTGAATCTATTCAACAACTCTACAATATCATCATCGATTAATGTTGCGTTAGTACTGATATCCAGAGATATGTTTTTGGCATGTTCTGTCAGTGATATTTCTCGCATAAAGTCTACGCTGTGTTTATCTGCAAATACTTCTCCGCCTCTAAACTCCATGTACAACACATTCTTTAAATTGTCTAAAACTTGATCTTTAAAGAATTGACTTTCGCTTAAATATTCTTCACCAAATGAACGTGCAATATCTAAACTGCCCTTCATTTGCTTGGTTAAACTCGGTTCCCACTTGGTGTATTCTTTGTACATCATGCTGGACAAGTTAGGACTGCACATAATGCAAGACAAATTACATTTAGTACTCAAACGTATTTCCCACCATTGTGGCATTACATCAACATAACCGTTTGTGTCGTAATAACTTTGCAATAAAGGTAGCACTTTATCTAAGAAACGTTTATTCTTACCTGTGCGTTTGCTGCCTAATCCGCTTTCTTCCATGCGATAACAAAAGCTACAATTTGGAATAGTTTCGCCGTTGAGCATCTTAATACGAAAGTCTTTCATAAACTTACTGTTCCAAAGATCAGAAATGCTGTCATTGAATAAGTTAAAAACTTCAGTGTCGTTGTTATACGATTCATTGTTGATTTCGTCTATAGTCATGTGTTTAGGAATACCACGGTCTACATTAGAAATACTACAGCATACTCTAGCATCACCTTTGCCACGAGTATTAAGTTGTACAAAAGGAACTATGCAAAATGTTTTTTGATTTAATTGCATGGTCATAGTCCTTTGAAGATGTCTTTCATCTCGGGGAATGTTTCGTAGAAATTGGTACCACGCTGTTTATCCAGTAACTCTAAATATTCTTTCATTTCTGGTAAACGTACACTCCAGTCTTCGCTTTTGGCAAATTTAACCATGCCGCGCAAACGGTCAATGCCGTAGTCAGCGTTCAACCACATCTCTTCTGTGACTTTACCTTCATACCATGCAGGTACACCTAGTTTCCAATTCTCTTTCCACCAAGGAATAAACTCTTCGTACTTACGCTCGATCTCATCCTTGAACCAGGCTGGCAATATCTTAACATTTAAGTGTGGTGGATGATAAACAAAGTGGTAGTTAATGCCGCCCGCGCCAAACGGCCACATGTTAATCTTCTTAAAGCCATGCTCTAGTTTCCATTTTAGAAACTCAGGAATGTAATAAATGTTTAGTGCTTGTACAGCACAGGCAATCGAAATTTCCACATTACTTCCAGTTTCGTTGTCTAACTGTCTAAATGCTTCCAAGTTTCTTTCCCACACACTGGGATAACGAATGTAGTCATTGCGTTCGCCCACTGCATCAACGCTGTAGTGATAACGAACCAGTTTAAAATGACTCCATAGTTCAAACAAATCTTCACGCCATTCAACACCATTACTGTTGTAACGAATTTCCATGTCTTTGGCATAGCCGCGCTTAATACATTCTTCTAGAATAGCATAATGCTCTTCAATGATCAAAGGCTCACCACCAGCAAAGTATAACTGTTTCATGTTAGGGATCTGTTCCCATAGCTGTTCCCAGAACTGAGGATTGTTTTTATGCCAATTGTAACTGGCACCGTTTTCCTGTCCCTTGTTGCCCCACTGCATACTATCTTTAAGCACAGGGTTAGTAACATTAGGATACATCTTTTGCCATTCCGGTACCCACAAACTACTGTCATGCGGACTGCACATCACACAGGCCAAGTTACACTTAGTACCAAAGCGCATGTCAATATAAGCAATATGAGGAGGAACGCTGCCGTCCTCTTGAGTATCTGCCAATAGCTTATCTAAATCAACACGCTGACTCCAGTACTTGGTTTCCCATTGTCGTTTAGATTTATGACCTTCGCGTTCTTCTTTGTAGCACTTGGTACAACTATCTGGTTCTTCGCCGGCCAGCATTTTAAGTCTTGTATTCTTCATGTAGTCATTATTCCAACTACTTAGAAAGTCTGTGTGATTTAAGTTAGCAGGTTTACCGTCGGCATTTTTAAGAATGCCTACTTCTCCGCCATGTAGTTTATCATTTGTAGGTCCTACACTGCTTGCATTTGCGGTACAACACACACGCATATGCCCGTTGGGTCTTGTGCTCAGATGTACCCACGGTAAGATACAAAAAGTTTTGCTTGGTTCTGCCATATTAGTATTTAATTTCCGATGCCTGTTTAAGTTTTTACATTAACTTATTTAAATTGTTCACTGAACGCATCGTATTTATTCCCGCAGGTCTTGGCACATACTGCTAGTTTACCTTCAGCACAACTAGGTTTATTCCATGATTCTGGAATAATTTCTTGCATAAACTTGCCGTCAATGACTTCATTTAAATCATGTACTCGCAGATCTAAAGAATCTAGCCCGGCGGCATTAATTGCATCCCAGATCTGTCCGCCACGTTCTTTCCAGTACCAAACATACATCTGACCCGCAGTCCAGCAACATGGTTGTAAATATCCTTCTGCTGTAATATAAATGCTTTTCTCTTCAGCAACTTTACATTTGATTTCCACAGAGTCCCAATACTTTTCCATGTCTTTTTTCTCAGCAGGATTTATATTAAATTTTTGTTGTCCTATTTTACCTTTTAACTCTGCCACAGTTGTCATGAAATCAATTTTAATTTCGCCTTTATCTTTGCTTAGGCTTTCTAATTGTTTTAGTGCGGCATTTTGATATTCTGGATTAGTCGGCATGCTTAACATTTGAGTAGTACTGCCTTTACGGTTTCCGGCCTGATGATTTGTCTTGACTGCACCTTTGGTATTGCTAAAGAATCTATTGGATTTTTTAACATTGAATTTTTCAAAGCCCATGCTGGTTGCCAATGCTCTGGCTTCTTCTACTTGATGTTCATTGTGTCCAAATACGATATAGTCCCAACGTGCTCTGCCTCCAGCTTGTATAAAGGCTCGAGCATTTTCCATGATCTTTTTCCAAACAGTGCCTTGACGATATAAGTGATTGGTATCCTCTAATCCATCCACGCTAAATACAACGTAATGACTTTTGCCCATGGCTGCTGGCAACTTGCTCCACCATTCAGGAGTTTTAGCACTGGCGTTTGTGTGAAAGCTCAGTTGCATTTTGGCATTGTGACTGCGAATGTATTCAAATATTTCCAGTGTATCGTTGGCGCTGATAGGATCGCCGTAGTTACCGCACATATACAAACGTTTTAATTGCTTGATAAATTCGGGCTTGAGGATTATTCGAACATCGTCTAAACTTAATTCAGCATTGTGTAACTGCGGATTTACTTCTCCGCCATTGATGTTCCTGGCGCACTGCGGACAGCTGGCATTACAACGTTCGGTGACTTCTAAATGAACTGTGGTAATTTCAGACGATTTATACATCATTTAACTCCATATAACATATAACGTTTGTAACTAGGAAGAACAGTTTCTCCTCTAAAATACAATTTAGTTACTGGATATTTTTTTAAAAACACACCAAAGTCTTGACAGTAATTTATATGTTGGTAATCCGGACTGCTGTTAGATTGCAATAATACTGTAGTGCCAGGCTTTAACTTTTCGAACCAAGTATTATCCATGTGTTCTGCACTGGTATTAATAACCAAGTCCGGAGTAATTATACTATCATTAAAGATGATGTCGTCGTTTCCATTAAAACAGTGTTCGATATTTTTATTACAGATAAATGCATTCGGATTCATGATATTAATTAAAGGATTCATACTGACATCCGGATCTATACTGTACAAATGTTTATAATTTATATCTTTTAGAAATAGACTGTGATGAGTCAGCCAGCCACCAATTAACAAAATATTGTTAAACGATAAATTATGTTTACTCAGTGTTTCTGCCATCCATAATTTGCTGAGTATTTGACTTTTACTAAAAATAGTTGCAAGTATACTGTCATTTAATAATGTTATTTTATGTAACTTCTGAAGTACAGAATCATCTGTCCATATTGAATTCATAATATAAATCAATTCTTTAGTAACCAATTTATCTTCGGCACAGATATTTGCATAAAAATTCAAACGATCACTTCTGTATGAGTCAGGATATAGCTCATAGTCCGAAGAAATTAAATCTTTTAATGGCCATGGTTTAGAATTAGCTTCGGAATATTTCATATTGATAATATTCCTGATAAATTTCTTTTTTTCGGATTCATTGATAAAATTGAAAAACTTTTCAATGCCAAACAACCATGTTAAATTATCATTATCCATTACAGCCAGTCCAGTCTATAAATTTATTTTTTAACCATTTAAAGTCATTGACCAGTGTAAAATCACAGTCCTTTGATTTAGCGTAAGCAACACCTTGTCTGGCACCGTATACAGCGAAATAGCCATGTTCTGTTTCAAGGCCGGCTTCACACCACATTGTCAAACGTTCTTGGCTTTCTTGGTCATTATTATTTTTATTAATGCCAGCACTTAATTTAACTGCTTCACGAAACGAAGTTCTCCAAGTAGCATATGGACTATAATTAAATCTATGCTCCGTAGCGAGAACATTTACTTTAATATAACTATCTGCCAGTGTAGTAGTCATGTCAGGTCGATCTAAACGTTCTGCACTAAAACAATCTTTGCTGAATAGTTTGATTCCGCCATGGCCGTAAATCAATCCGTTAATGGGATTCTTACTGCGAAATACTGCTACACTTTTTGCTGTTATATCTATATTTTTATCAAAGTTAAAACTATCTACTATCCACGAATCAGCATCCACGACATAAAATCTGTCGCCTTTGCACAAACTTGCAATATGTTTGTGACTTTCGAATATATTACCCACGGCTGCAACTGCAACTGCATGGTTAGTTTTAGTCTGTAAACGTTCCCAATTTTCGTTTAGGTTTGCTTCGTCTGTGTATAAAAAGTAAACAGGTGTCATATTAATATCTAGGTAGCTCGAATCCATACAACGGCAACGCACTTTGATTTAACAATGAAGGCCAGCCCTGTCCTTTTGTTGGACTAAAATGAACATGTTTAAACCAAACACTTTGGTTAGAGTCCAATTCAACTAAAGGTAATTCTAGTTTATGTGTCAAGTCCAACATTAGTTTATGGCTATGATCATTGATGAATTCACCTTGATCTAATAGTTCTAACTGTTCTTGCCAAAACTTATCAAACCATTCATAGTCAGAAATCACAGTATGATCAAAGTTTTCTACATATAACTTATATGCGCCTAAGCGAGCACCATATATAACCCAGTCTCCGTTTTCAACATCACGGCCCACTGACATCCATATTAACCAACGGGCAAAGTTTGCAGGATACATTTTATTTTTAAAATCTTCTATTTTAACTTTTTTGCCTTGATCCAAACCCATCTTAACACCCTCACGGAAGCCCGCTCTGAATGCTTGCTTGGAACTAGAGTTGTTATGAACGACACCGTATGTGTTATTCATTTGTTTGTAATTTTCAGGATCCCAGCAAAAGTCTACATTGTTTGTACCATCTTCTGGGTCGGCTGCTTCGTGACTTTTCATGTTCATGACATGCTCGGCATACCATAGCTTGACACCGCCATTGCCGTATACTAAGCCATTGACAATATTGCGACTACTCCAGCTCAGTGTAGCGTGTTTGATGTCATTGGTAATTTCAATGTTCTTTTTCCATATTTCTGAATCTACTCTGCAATCTGCATCTACTGTAAAAAATCGTTTACTGCCTGCTTCTTCGCCGGCTTTTTTATGTGCGGCATCAAAGCCTTTTACACCGTGTACACGTTTTACTAAATTAGGATTAGGATGATTGTCTTTTAAAAAATTAAAATTTTCATCGGCATTAGGTTCATCAAAACTAAGAAATATAACAGGTATATCTTTTAGTTTTAATATATTATTTTTACTTTTACTTTCTAAAGAATTTATTAAACTCATTTTGCATCCATTCGTAGTCATTGATCATTTTTAACGCTACATCATCGTCTTGATATTGTAGACCATATTTCTTACCTTGTCGAGCCCCTATTAAAGATTGCTCACCAAATCTTCTCCCTGCACCAACTGTGGTCCAAGCGTGTAATCTATGTTCCGCTTCATTGCGTAATCTAATACTTGTTTCAACGTCCAGCTTATTTACTAATTCTTTATTAGTCAAGTTGGCTGCTAGTTTTGCACATTCCCTATATGCACTTCTAAATGTGCTAAACTCGTCGTAGTTAAATGCAGTGATATTACTGACTTCGTCAAATACTTTGGTACTTAATCCAAACCCAGTTGTAAAATCAATGACATCTTTATTTTCACACATCAGCGGTTGCTTAGGTAATATTTTAACACCTCCGTGACCATAAATCAAGTCATTTATTGGATTTATACTCGACCATATGCATATATAATCACATTCTGGTTTATACCACCATGTATTATATTTGCTGGGAGTAAAAGAGAAATCAAAATCGTCGACAATAATCGCGTCACTGTCAACTACATAAAAATTGTTGGTAAAACTTCTTCGAGCACATTCTTGATGTGCGGCTGCAAATCCTTTTACACCATTTACTCTACGAGCATTAGGAACAAGCTCTTTAAGTCGGGCATAATTTTCATCTGCATATGGTTCATTGTAACTGAGGAAAAAAACATCTAGCATTGTACTAGTATTTAATATTTTTACTCACGTTACTACAGGAACATTGTACTTTAAATAAAAATCTCTAGCATGTTCAATATTATTAACCATTGGCTGGCCTTTGATATTCAAACTAGTATTAAGTAACATTGGACATCCAGTTAAGCTGTGCCAATCTTCTAACAGCTTTCTAAATCCAGGACTGTCATTTTTACTCACAGTTTGTACACGACTAGTGCCATCTTTATGTATAATAGCAGGAAACTCTTCAGGCTTTGTACATTTAGCAACAAATTGCATGAATGGGCTGGCTGTTATGTTTGTGGGCATGTCAAAATATTCATGCACGTATTCTTCTAGGATTGCTGGTGCGAATGGACGGAATTGTTGTCTGCGTTTAATAGCATTGACTGTGTCTTTGATTTCTGGGCCTCGGGGGTCTGCCAATAAACTGCGGTGTCCCAATGCTCTTGGTCCAAACTCTGCACGTCCTGTGGCAACACCTACAATTTTATCTTTTGTAAGTATGTCAATAGTCTGTTCAACTGGATATTCTTTGCCCATGTTTGTGCCAAGATATGCCCCCGGCCACGTAACTTGTTCGCCAAAGAAGGCAGCAACTGCACCAACACTACTTCCAGCATCTCCGGGGTTTGGCATAATCCAAACTCGATCCCAGTCTCCTGTGATCTCACTGTTGGCCACACAATTAAGGGCGCATCCACCCATTAATACAATGTTCTTGCTAGGTAACGTTGCTCTAGCCCAACGACTGATACCTTGTAGTATTTCAGTATACACTTGTTGAGTAGCGGCAGCTAGATCAAAAGTATCTTGTTCTTTTAATAAATCTAAACGCCAATCTGGACAGCCACGATGCAGGTTACGTTTGAATTTAACTTCGGGTCCGTTGATCACAGCAAAGAAATCATTGTATATGTCTGCTTTATATTTGTTGGCGTCACCATAAGCCGCCATGCCCATGAGAATATATTCTTCTTCGTTGGGCTTTAGTCCAATGCGCTGTGTCATAGCACTGAACCATAGTCCCAGACTATCTGGGTATCCCTGTGCATATACTTTCTTTAGGTCATTGCCAATGCCTTGCCAAACAGTCAGCGTTTCAAACTCGCCTATGCTGTCAATTACTACTACAGTGGCATCTGCTAGCCCACTGGTATAATAACCTGCGGCAGCATGGCTTTTATGATGTTCGCCTATTACCAAAGGCTGATTTAGATTGTATTTTGCTAGATATGATCGTACATCATTTTCCACTGTACGGTTGCCTTGGCCGGCTTGAAACTGGCGGGCAGTTTTTAATACAGGATTTTCGTACCAAACGATTAAGTCTGGCTTGCCGTACTGTTCAGCATCTTCGATGATACCTGCACAGAGATCTCCGTCGTTTTTAATTCCAGAGTATCTTTCACTGTGTGCTGCGAATTGTAATTGTTTATCATGCCAGACTGACACGGCAGCATCGTGACTGTTGGCACTAATTCCCCAAATGTTCATCTGTATATAAAAGGATCTCGTTGGCGTAGTTCTTCTAAGCGTTTCTTTAATTTGACTTGAAACTGTACTTCAGGATGCTCGTGATCAAATGTTTTATAATGATTTAATAAATCTTCTATTTTTTTGTTTAATTCAGAATTGAACGCATTAGCATCTATGCTTGCAATAATATCTTTGTATGTTTGGCTACTGAATAAATAATGTCCACTGACACTTACCGCCACATCTTTATCAGTGACACCTTCAGGAACCCATCGTTGCCAGTAATTCTGATTATAAACTAAGTCAGCAAATATTGCCCATAGATCCTTGGGTGCAAATTCTTTTAATAAGTCTGTTTGCATAACACCTAATTGAGGAGCAATGTTCAAGCTGTCGACGCTGGCATCAATGCGGTTTTTAATATCACTGGCAGTAAAGTAATCTGCGTTATGTTCCTTGAACAAAAAGCCTGCGGCACGTATTTGTTCACCTATTGCGTGATTGCGGTCAACATCAAATGTTCCTGCCTGACCGTCTTTGGTCAAACTGCCTGTTTGTGTTACAAAGAATTTAACGTTGTTTTTGTAAGGATTTAAAAATCCTAGTTGTATGTCTATTCTAGCTAGACTACTGTCAACATCTATTCCCGTGTTGTCTTCACTGCCAAATTCCAGCATAATATCAGGATTCAAACTTATGGCATATTCAATTAATTTTTTTGCGTAATGTAATTGATTATCCTTAATACGACTAACATCGATGTGTATTAAATCAAATCCAGCCGTAATGTCGGTGGCAATTGTTTTCATACAACGAATAATTGCATCATCAATGGACAGGCCACGATCTAAATCACTGAAGTAAGGTCCGCAGTGATCTCTGCACAACAGCAAGTTCGGATTCTTATATTGTTTTACTTGTTCTGCTAGTTCCGCAGTAGTGCAAACATAACCAGTGGCATAGTCAACTTGATTGCGGCTGGCAATAATCATCAATGGATAATTATTATCTTTTGTGTGCTTGGCAAGGATTTCTATAATTTCCCTACTCATTGGTCCGAAGCCCAACTTAAATTGTTTCATATTGTCTGCTTTCGATTTCGTTATAAACTTGTTCGCTGGGTTTTATCCCGGTGTAAATCTCAAATTGTTTTAAGAATTGACTGCGATAAAACTCACGCCCAGATACATATTTAATATTGTAATTCTGACATTGTTGTTTAAACTCGTTGTCTTTGATGGCCAAGTCTATTACTAACCTTGTAGTAGGAGGTATTTGTCCCAGCTTAAATGGACTTTCTTCCGTACTTGTTCCCAATGCTGTACAATTAATTACAACGTCTGCAGATTTATACCGTTCATTCCATGTTCCTAAATTTCTCGCACATACATTCAAACCATCATAGTGACTATCTTCTAAATACTTAATAAACATTGAACCTATTGCACCGGCACCTAATATAGTAATTCTGTCGCCGGGTAAAATATTCTTTGCGACCTTCTCAACGCCGGCCAAGTCTGCATTATATCCATGAGTTTGACCTTTGTTTATTTTAATAGTATTACAGCTATTATAAAGTTCTACATAGGGATGTTTTTTATCCAAATATGATATAGTGGACTGTTTAAAAGGCATGCTAACACTGATTCCAGAAACGCCATCTTCAATGGCCTGCGTTATTGCTTTTTCAATATCAGTGCAGGCCAATGGTTCATATGTTGCATCTATATTATAATGTTTAAAGAATTCTGTGTAAAAATATTGCCCAGTCTTTCCTGGGAATTGACTTAAACTTATAAATTTTTTCATCGTTTGTACGCTCTTATTTCTCTTATTTTATTATCTTGATCAAAGTCTATAACATCTATTACTGGAATTACGACCTTATTATCTAATATAACTTTAATTTCTGCTATAACAGTATTGTGACCCATGGCAATTTTATCAATTTCTATTCGAATATTCCCTAACTGTGAAAACAATGTTTGATTAAATGCTAATACATTTTCTCTGCCAATCATTTGTCCGTCCCAGTCTGTTAGTATCACATTGTCAGCAAACATTGTTTCCAAGCCGGTCAAGTCCTTTTCACTAAAGGCTTTTAAGTATAGCATGGCAATTTGGCTTTGTGTGGCTTTACCCATTTACTTATTTCCTATAATTTCTTTTTTAAAATACTCTTCGAAAAATACTTCGCTGATTTTTTCATGCATAGATGGTCCGGGGTGTACACTGTCTCTTGCAAAGTCGATGTCATATTCTAAATCCGGATATTTAATATATTGAAAATTTGTAAAATTTTCTTGAATAATATCGATTTCACGTTTTGCGGCTACTCCTAGGAATGACCACACAGAATATATCACTTTGGCATTTAAACTTTTCGACACAGCATCTATCAATGCTAAATTTTTAATTGATTGATATTCGATAAACTCCCTATCTATGAACAGTTTATCTACTATGTTACTATCGGATGATAATCCTGGACTTCCAGGATGAAACCATGTTTTTATTTCTTTGGTATTATAACAGTATTCTCTTCTAGTAAATGCCGGAAACAATATTACAATGTAATCTAACTTACGTTTAAACTTCACAGAATGCCAATAAAGACCGTTGGCAATAGAATCTAATCCGGCGCCTGCTAATGCAAGATTCCAATGGGGAATTGTTTTACCTGTTCTTACTTTTAGTTTATTTAATAATCGAGTTGACCATATTTTATTCACAGGCAAGCCCACGCCTTCGGTATAACTGCAACCAGTAAATAAAATTGGGATATCAGAATGACTGTCAAACTCGTCACTTCTGAAACCGTGATTGTTAAAAGTATAACAAATATCGTTGCAATCTTTGAGATATGTATTCGAACCTTTACTATTAACTTCTAAATAGTTTTCCGGCGTATCATATGCATGCCAATTACTCTCAGTATTCGCCCTGTTTGCAATTTCATTATTATAATAAAAATCTTTATTAAACATCACCGCTTTCTAATTCCGCAAATAATTTAATTCCCAAGTACCACAGGAATATATCAAATGGTGCAGTATGCAACGGGCTCATGTTCCAAAAGATTATAGGTACCAATTGCTGTACTTTATTATAGTCTAAATTATTATCTATGATATATTTCTTCAAACGCTGTTGATATACAGTGATATGGTCAACATTGGGAATACTCAATGTTACACTGCCGTTGTCAATCTCTATGTTAAAATTATGATTCTTAATGTTGGCATAATTGATGATCAATCCCCCGGCCATTTTAGCCAAGTCATAGTATATATCGCCGTACTCGACTAGGCCTGCGAACTCATGTCGCCAATCTATGATCTTAAACTCTCCGTTGTCACTGATAACAATGTTATCAAACTGTAAATCACCGTGTAGGAATCCCGGACGTGTAACTTGTGCAAAATATTCCCAGTCTATCTTATCTAAATAATAACTGTGGTCTCGGACTTCTACGCCGTCAATGTTGGTCACTGGTTTTAAACTAGGATACTTTTCTAAAAACTTGTTGATACGTGACAGTGATTTTGTTTTATAGAACTCAATGCTGGCGTCATGTATATCAGCATCTATGTCTCGCCACACGTTTGTTTCTAGCCAATTAAGCAATTCATTAAATGCCACTGGGTTATTAAATTCATAGAGTGTTTTGCCTGGAAAGAAATCATAGGCCATATAATTGCCGCTGTGCGTACAGTTGGCAGGGAACACATGTGGATTGGCCAATACTTTGTCATACTTCTTTTTAGCAACTGTGCTATCTAACCACCATTTAACTACACGATTGTTACAGATATATGTTACTTCGTCTTTTTTTGTAAAGTCGAATTTTTGGCTTTTACTTAATTCAGTTTGATATATTGTCGGACTTCCGAAGTCTAACCAGGAGTCCAAAGAAGCCACTTCACTGCCATGCCTAATTATGCCAATAAATTCATTACTGTCTGTGTTGGATAAATCTCTAAAGAATAATTCCCAGTCTTTGATATACATTAAACCGGTAAATGCTCTCCACGAGTCGTCACATGACTGTTTAAACTTGATGTCTGTGATTTTCCACTGCATATCAGTTTCAAACATTGTGTACAAGTGTGAATCTTTTTCACTGACATCTTTGACAAAGTAACAGTCTGACCTATCAACTTTATTCAATATACTTTCATCAAAGTAAGTGTCGCAAGGCACATACCAAAAGGGTGTATCTATTAACTCTTTACATTGTAGCAATGTGTACCCAGTTCCTGACTTAGCACTGGTCCAGTCGTCGATGTGTAAAAACTCTATGTTTCTATCACTGTATGCTACACTACAAAAATCTATGATTTGTTCTTTTAAATGTCCAACAGGTATAATAAATTTGCTGTCTTTGGGGAAATTGTCTATGATATGTGCCAAAACTGGTTTATCTTTATAAGGCAATAATGCCTTATTGAGATTCTTAGTATAATTTCCCATTCTACTGCCAAGCCCGGCTGTGGGAATAACAACAATATTACTCATGTTCGTAGCTAATTCTGCCATGTGTTCTTCCAGCATCGTCTTGTAATCGAATTACATCGTCTAATTCAGTGGTGCTGGTTTCCATGAATTCTAAATCAGTGTCAGCGATTACTCTGTGTACATAGCCTGGTTGTACATTGAATACAACGCCGGCTTTAAGTTCTATACGCTCAAATGTATATTCGTAGGCTTCTACTTGTCGACTAGTCATACCTTGTTCTAAAAATTTGGCAATGTCCAGTGGTTCTCGACTGCGATGTAACATGCCTGTGCCACTTAGAACATAGTTAGTTTCTATCTTATATTCGTGTACTTGTAAGCTGGTTCTATTGCCCGCTTTGAATAAAATACGTTTACTGGCATAAGGAGTCGCTGAACCGTCTGCAATCCAAAGCTCGTAGCCCCAGTGTTTAGTTACTTTTTTAATTTCCATCATGCCCATCCATTTTCTTTTAATTTATTTAATATAATATTATATGCTTGTTTATGTCCTTCTGGACTTGAATGCATACTTTTAATTTCGTCGGGATAATCTACACTTAACTTGCCCCAAGATAATTCAACTAAATTCTCTTCATCCATGAATTTAGCATACTCTTTCGGTTCATGTGTAAGAATTAAATGCTTAATGTTATGTTTATTTAACAATTGGTGTGCCATGGTCATTACACCAATACTTTGTAATCGATTTATTCTACTGTCATGTATAGTGGTGGCAAAATCGTACAATGTTTTCATTCTTTCTTTTGGCTCATTGATAAACCTAGCATAGTAACCGCTTTCTTTATCATGTTTTCTAAATGTTTCCCAAAAGTCGATTACACCCATGAAGTTTTCTGTAAACATTCTTCCTTTATATCTATTATCTTTGGACATGGGATGATTTTCTAGTAGCTGATGATATGTACAATCTCCATAGGGAGGATATTGATGATAGTTAACATCTGTATTTGTTAACTGACCTTTAATATCATCATCCCATGGAAACCAATCTACTCTATCATAACTGGTATGACTTACAATTACAATATCATCAGGGCCAGCAATGTTATTAACTGCGTATTCAGCTTGTAAGTAAATGCTTAAATTTGTACTAGACCCCTTGGCTAGATTTACTAATTTTCTATTCAGCGTGTTTGATAATAATATACCATATGGTTCTGTGTATAGATCTATACAGCCTATGCCTATGTTAAAACTATCACCGCAGATTATTAATTTATTGTTCATTGTGTGTATTTTCCTTCCACCATTCCTGTTGTCTATTTCGTAGATCATTGATACTATACTGGGGCTGTAACATTCCATTTAAAAACATATCAGTGGAGTTGTCTCGCAGTATTATATAATCTAAATAATCAAACAACAACTTGTCCATGGTAATTCCTCGTTCTGTTAAATATCTAGCTAATAAACTATGAACATCATACTTATGATTAATTGTATCGTTGTAAAATTGAACGTAATAATCAAAAAATTCAGATAATAGTCCAAATAGTTCCCAGTCTACCATCAAACAAGTATCGCCTATTGATGGATAATTAGAAACAGGATCTATATGTAAATTGTTGGTTCCATGAAAGTGCCTGGGTATTGGCAACTGTTTATCAAAATGTTTAATAGGTTTTTTAAAACTTAAATAAAGGTCCGGGCGCAGTAACAGTATTTTATTATACTGCTTAACTGGTTGAACAATGCTCAATAATTTAAAAGCATATTTCCATTTAAATGCCATTGCTATAATTGGATGATATGAAAATTCTGGATGTGATTTCAGTTGATATTCTGAAAACATCATTGTATTATTTAATAAAATATTAATAGACGAAAATGTCACACTACATGCATTAACTGTGTCTGCAATACTTTTTACTGCTGTTTTTTCATCAACTGTAATAGATTGTGGTTTATAGATTTTATCTTCAGTGACCAAATAATAATCAGCATCAATTATCCAACTACCGGACGCTTCGACTAGATGTCGCATCACTCCAGAAATAATAACCGCAGTGTTAGACATACAACTTATGTTCTTTAATATATCTAACTAATTCATTGGCCCATGCTTCATGTCCTTCCGGGCTGGGATGCCATCCAGTCAAAGGAGGATTGACATTATTAACAGGATCTTCTATGTAACTCTTAAAAGTATTATTAGAATAATCTTTTTTATAAAATCTAACAGGATCTATACTATCCCATAGAGCAGTATAATCATTGACGTGCAGTTCGCGAATCATTGTATTTTTAGACTGTTGGTATCTATGACCACCAATACGGCCTTTTAACTTTTTAACTTCCTCGTTGATTTTTAAATCTTGCCAATCATTGGGATTAGCATTGGGCGTTTGATAGAACGCATTAAAGCACATCCATTTAATATTGTTGACTCTGCAAAAATTCTGTAACTGCAAAACATTTAATACATATCTAGGAATATATTCTTCTTCATTCCATAGATATGCAACATATAATTCCCAAAACTTTTCTTGTGCAACTGCGTCAAAATGTTTGACCTGAGGCCACAATCTAAATAGATGCGATAATCCATCGTCTTTGTACCAAAAACTGTTGCGTTCAGGACTTGTCCAGCCAATTATAACAAACAACTTATCAGTTGGAATATTATTTGCTATGTATTTTTGAGAAATATAGTTAATAGTTCTACGCAGAATAGTACCGTTGTCATCAGCTGGCCAACTGAGATTAGTCACTGGAACATTTAAAAGTTTTGCCAAATGAGTTGGATATATTTTAGGCGTTCTATAAGCATCATTTTCTTCTACAAAATCATATTGCCCTGGATGCGTAGTGTCTGGATATCTTTTTGCAATATCAGGATCGACGATTTCACAGCCAAATGTCCAGCTGTCACCATCACATATAATTTCTGGTTCTATGTTGACATCGATGATGTCAATCATTCGTTTAGATGTACCACTCAAACCATTTTCTCCTAATTTCTTCATAGTTATAAATTGAATTCAGTTTTGCTTCAACTGCTGTACTTCGCATCACTGCATACTCAAATGGATTTACACAGGTTGGATGTATAGACAGGTTCATCATATAATTATATAATAAACAACCAGGGCCAAGCCATAATACTTTATCCAGGTTCAGCCCTTGTTGATTTTTATATTGATATTCCATGGGTCGAGCAATTAAATGAGACAAATATAAATCTCCTATTAAATCCATGGTAGGACTATCGCCATAAAACAATACATCATCAAAATTATTAGAATTAAATTCTGAGGCAAATTTGCTTATAGGTGTGGCTGTGTAACAAACGCCTGGCCAAACTCGTTGTAAAGGGAATCGATGACTGGGGTTATAAACTACATCTAATCTTGCTTTAATAACTAAATCATATTGAAAACTTTGTTGCAATTCATAGTCTCTTTTAAGCATTAAACTTCTTGCAAAACTATAAAACATAGGATCCCATGCTCTTTTAAAATCATCTTTATGAAATTCTTGTTGTATAAAACCCTTGGGCTTATATGTTTCTATGATGGCATCTCTGTCGTTGTGTTTTACATCCTCATACACGCTGTGATCTGTTTTAGGTAAGCGCCATGAGTTTGTATCCCATGTGTGAATAAAATAGTCAGTTTCTACATCTAAACCGTTTTCTGGATGAGGATATTCGTGTTCGAAAAAACGTTTGATATTGGCAGCACTTTCTTGCCAATAACGTGCCTGGCCACTGAAGCAAACTGCAATTCTGAATTTTCTTTTAGGTTGTTCTTCTATATTAAATAAGCTCATGACCGCCTAATTCTCCTTCCAAACCTGATTTTATTTTTCTATCTAAATAATCCTGCGCCCTATATATTTTAGGATCCACTGACAATGGAGATATTTCCATGTTTAACATCTTTGCATAAAAATACAATGCATGTTCTGTGCCCACTAGATTATTACTGTTGAAGCTTCTCTTTCCTATTACAGGCAACCATCTATAAAATTCACAGATACGATTAAATGTAACAGTGTCAGCGAACCAAAATACATCACCCAATCTGTGAAAAGGAAACTGTACATCATCCTTGGTAGTATGACAAGTGTAAAAAGTGTTGACTTCTGGATATACTAGATCATACTTTACAAAATGATCAATTTGATAGTCATCAAAAAACATGTCACATCTTATCTTAATGCATAGATCATAATGAAAATCATTTTCAAACTCATGGATTTTCTTTAAATGTGCCGCTCGCATTACACTATAGAATTGTCCTGCGGCCCAATCTAATTTAGTTTCTCCGTGCTCATTGAGATGCACAGCATTTTGTTCGCGCAGGTCTTTGATTTTATTTTTGTTAGAAATTTCATCTTCAAATATACACGCTTTGGGTTTTATTGCGTCTACGAATCTTTTCTTTTCATCATCGGATATTTTGTCCCCGGGCACAGTATTATAATCCCAGCCTTCATGCATCAGCAAACGATGGGGCGGAGAATTATAATCCCATAAATGACAAAATATATCTATGTCATCGACTTCATATGATTGTTTAATTTTATCAATTAGTTTAAACCACGTATGATAACACTTTTCCCATGTTCGAGGTTGTCCACTGATGCAAATAGCCACTTTCATTTGGCATTTTTCCATTTAGTATAGTAAGGTTCAAACTCAGGAAATGTAGCCAAAAAGTTTGTTCCTCTGCGTCGATCATGTTCGTCTACAAACGCAACTAAATCTTTTTGATATACTGTGACTTCTTCTAGATCTGTTTGATTCATTGTTAATTCGTATATACGTTTAAATTTTTCAGCTTCCCATTTGAAAAATCCCTGATTAGCACTTCCGTACCATTCACCGTTTTCTAAATTACGATACATCATTGTTACTTGATCGAAAATGTATTCCTTGGCCCAGGCTGCTGGCATTACATGAAAGATACTTTGATGTGCAGGATGTCTTAGGAAAGGTGCATCTAAAATCAATGGAGCATGAACTGCATCGTGTCCGCCGAACTCGTTTTTAATGTCTAACACATCTTGTAAGAACAGCGTATATGTAGGTACACTAAGAACATTGTAGGTACTCATGATAGTAATAGTACACTGGGGAATTTCTTTTAATACCCTACGGATATTACTTAACCAAAGTTCATAATTCATGCCATCACGAATATATTCTGCGGCCTTGCCATGAGCATCACAGCTTGTAAAGATTTTAAACTTTTTAACTTTCTTTTCTTCACAGATAATTTTAACTTTTTCAAGGAATCTGTCAAATAACTGCGGTGGTACACACAAATTGCTATTGATACTTAAATGGATATCTGGATTAGGATTCTCGATTACGTAGTCGAGAACTTTAAATGTGTCTTTACACAATAAAGGTTCTCCACCGGTTATCCTAAAGTGCTGAAGTTCTTTATAAACAGTGGGCCACCATTTCCAAAATGCTTCAACATAGGGATTATATTGATTATGCGGAATAGGCATTTGGTCAATTTGTTTAAGTCCAGCAATGTCATTAAATTTACCATGTGTTGGATATGGGCCGTGCTGTTTAACTTCTTCCATCCACAAACTACTGACCTGCGGACTACAATAGCTACATTTAAAATTACAGACGTTACTGAAACTAACTTCGAGATAACTGGGAACAACGTTGCTGTCCCATGGTAAGTTACGAACTTCGTCAAAGTGAGGCTTTGCCCATACGTCATAGCTCTTATAGATTCTATCGCTGAGTGCATCTGGTGCGCTGTCTTCTACTTTCCAGCAATAGTCACATTCTTTAGGACGGTCGCCTTCCAACATTTTTTTACGCTGTTCTTTTTTAAACTGTGTATTATGCAATGCACTGGGATCTGCGGCCAGTTCGTCCAAGGGAATTTTGTGCGTAGTGGGATGGTGACAACTGTGGTTGTGACCTGTTTGTAGATGCAGAGTTACCTGCTTCCATTTGGCAATACAAAAACTAGGACTAACATCGTTAATCTTTTTTTGAAATGCAATGATATCTTTATTGTGTTCCATATTAATTTATTGAGTTATCTACTTGATTTTCTTTGACCTGTGCACCAAGTCTTGGTGGGTTAATCCAGCTTTCCTTGAACATTTTACTTCCGTTATAGTCAAGTTCTGCAATCTCTAATCCTAGGTTTGTTCTCAATGATTCTCCCAGTTTGAATATTTCGTCTTGTAGTTTTTTCTTATCGTATGTCCAACCGCTGGTCAAACATTTTTCTGACTCTCCAGCAAACCGGGGCTGAACAGCATTTTTCCAAAAATCATCATGCCATTCAAAATCACGCACCAACGTAAAATCAAAGTCATTTCTGGCGATATTAGACATGTAGCAACCCAATCTAGTTCCATACATGGCCCATAGCCCATTGTACACATCGGCGCCGACACTGGCCCATACTAATAAACGTTTATAGTTTCTATCGTGTACTCGCTGTTTTAGTTGTCGAGGATCCACTGTTACGCCACCTTCTAATGCTAGTTTAACACCTTCTCGAAAGCCTGCACGATATGCTTGGTAAGCACTGGCATTATTAAAAACGTCACTGTAGATGTTATTCATTTGATGATAGTAAATGTCCCAGCAAAAGTCAACTTGTGCTTTGGGATCTTCTGCGGCTTCGTGTGTACGCATTTGTTCTACCACATGTTTGGGCCAAAGTTTAATACCACCATTGCCATATACTAGTCCGTTGACAACATTCTTGCCTGCCCATGATATAACGTCATGGCGACTAATTTTCGACATGTCTAATTCAATGCTTAAAAAGTCATCACGTACAATGTTATCTGCATCCACTGTAATGAATCTATCTGTTTCAGCGGCAGCGGCAGCGGCTTTGTGTGCCGCATCAAAGCCTTTTACTCCATGCACACGCTTGGCCCAAGGAGCTTTGTTACATAGATCAGCATAGTTCTTATCGGCGTTGGGTTCGTCGTAGCTTAAAAATATAATATCAAAACTGGTAATCGGTGCTAGCATCTTCTTCCTTTGCATGTAAATGAAAATAGTTACATACTAATTTAACTTCTTTTTCACTTGTTAATTTTATCTCAAAATTATTATAGTTGTTAAGTTGGTTACTACTTAACTTGATAGAACCCAACATCATTGTCGGGTCATGTTTTTCACAAATATATAATTCTATGTCTTCATTTAATCTAAACGTGTTGATGTCTTGTATTGTACTTTGTAATTTTAACATATTACCTTCCTGTTTGTAAAGCAAATTTGGAAGATAATCTAAATTATTTTCTGCAACCAAGTTTTCATTTGATTTATAGTCGTATGATATAATTTGGTTGTCGTTGTAATATAAAAATCCAATGTTCTTTAATCCAGACACGTCATCGGGTAACCAACTACACTTAAAACTGATGTCATGTTTTTCAAATAATTCCCTGGAAGACACTGTAAATTTTCCAAACAGCTTGGATCTTTCATTTTTATCAATGCAATATATTTCTATGTAATCAGGCAATTCTTCCAAGTGTTTTTCTGAGATTTTTTCCAATAACATATTTAATTTAAAAATATTATAATCAAAAATTAGCTGTATTTTTTTAGTTACTACATCACAGTGTAAGTGTATAAAAGACCGTTCTGCATTTGTAGCGAAAATAAAATCAAATTCTCCTTTTCTGCGTTGCTTGTTGTGCGTTAATTCAAATTCATTGGTTGTTTGATTTTTTTTAACTATGAGCTTGGACAGTGATAATTTGTTTTCGAATAATTTTTTTGTCAGTGTAGAAGCAGTTATGACAGCTATAGAATTTCTTTTCTCTGATGGAAAAATTTCCATGGGTGAAGCAACAACAGGTAAACCTGTAAGTCTATTATATTCAACATACACTCGTTGTTCTTTATCTGTATTTCTACTTTTAAGAACTCTTTTTTGTATGTCAAATTCTTCAACTTGATCATCCTTGTCACTTACGAAGTCACTCATTTATTTTTTAAAATTTTCTAATATCTCATCAGTGAGCCAGCCCTTGGATTCATATTTAACCAAACCATGTTGTACAAAATTTTCAATTTTAAGAGTACATTCATCATTGACCCAGTATGTTAAAAATTCGCTCCAACGCTTGGTCCAATTGTTATTAATGTAATTATTTTCTTGTTTAGACAAATCTATACAATGCATAAAATCAAAAGTTGATATTTTCTTTTCAGTTATAGACTGCAATAAAGATAGCACCCAACTAGGCCATATATATTTGGGAAACGGTGGCATTTCATGTTCTTTGTCTGCAAAAAAGTTTATATAAGCATCTTGATCATAACTGGAACATAACACACTGGCCAGTCCAAAAATGTAATCACAGCCTTTGTCTTTGTTAAAAAATATTGCATTTGGAATACTGCTGACTCCAAAATTTTTAAATTCGATGCCAGCAGTACTATACATCAAAGGATCCACGATTTCATTATTAAACAAATAGCGATGCTTTGGAAGAACAATGGGATCTAAACTTCGCAGATTTTCCCATACGCCTAGATCAAAATAAGTCAACAATTGATCAGGCAGTAATCCAATGGTCTTGGTATAAGGACTCATTAACATTGATTTGAAATAACATAATGTTGGATTTTTTTCCGCTAAAAAAATGACATTGTCTGCTTCTATAAATTTTGCATACGTACTATCAACAATAACACTGACAGGTCTATGAGAATCTATTTTTTTAATACTTGTTATTAATAGATTTACTTCTACAGAGTTTTCAACAGTTCCATTAACTATTAAATAACCTTCACTCATAAATCAACTCCTTGAGCCTAGTATAATGTCTTAAAATTGCCAATTTATTCATCAAGTGAATGTTTTCATTTATTATTCTACTGCAAATATTTTTCCACAACTCTTTGGGATCTGGACATAATAATACGTAGTCATTGAGAGATTTAAACTCTACAATATCATCAATTTGCTCACTGAAGCGCATTACTTTTCCTGGCAGCTCTGCCACAGTATTTCCCACTGTTTGACCATTTAGTATATGTGCGGCAATGCTGGCAGCATAGTCTGTTCTGAATAACACTCCAGGAAACTTGTATAGCCACTTGTAATAATGATAGTTCTCTTTAACATGTTCCCAAACACCAAAGAACAAACGAGCAACTTCGCTGTCTTTTCTCCAATACACAACGGTGCTCCACCACATGTCTATACCGTCCGGGTGCAGTTTTTGTTCCCAGATTCTGGGCTTGTAATTTCTCACACTGACAGCGTCTTTGTACATTGCAAGTTCATAGTCAGTGTCAAACACTGCATCTAAACTGTCGTTGCCCATAATGTAGTCAACGTCTATCATCAATGTTTGTTTATAAGGGCTTTTTTGAAAAATGCTGTGTTTATTTTTATTATTAAACTGTGTGCTGAATTCTGTCCAAGGACTGTCCCTGTGCATTCTTGTATTACGTTCGTGCTGAATATCTTCTACAATGATATGGTCAAATGTAAGAGATAATTGCTCAGGAGTGAGTTCCGCAGTTAAAGCATTGAGAGTGTTTAAATCTGTGAGCAAAGTGACATGATTGTTTTTCATGTGCAGTTTTACATTTGCTGCCGCTATTATTGCTAATTTTTCGTAGGCTATTTTGCCATTGTTATATGCAATCAGCAAAACACCTTTATCAAATTTAGACATCTAATCCTACCAATCCTTTAGTGTCTCTTTTCTTTTTTAGTTTTTCGTAGTCATTGTAATATTCGTTCAGTGCTTCTGTGTATGCACTGAACAATTTTGTATGAAAGTCTTGTAATGCTTTTATTAGTACTGGGTTTTCATTGTCGTCTATAAAAACAAATTGTTCGACTTTTCTATCTAACAAGTGCTGAACAAAATTGATTAGTTCCAGTGTGGCTGTAAACATTGAATT